CATCTTTAAGGTAGTGCGCCAGGCATCGAAGCTCGAGACCAGACAAGTCAGATCCAACTAGGAACCAGCCGTCAGGAACCGTAAATAACTCACGGCATTCCTTGCCAAACTTCAGCCCTGTTTTTGGCACCTGGGCGAGGTTAGGAGACCTATGCGCTGCGCGTCCTGAAACGGTCCCACAAGGCACTATTTGATGTCTTATGCGTCCATCATCATCGACACGCTTTAGCCACGCCTGTGGGCCTTCTGCAAGCTGTCCGATACGCTTCTGAAGCAAGAAGTAATCTGCAAGCTTCTGGGCTTCTGGATAGTTTAGTTCCCCCAGGACAGTCTCGTCAATTTGGGCGTGACCAGTGCCTGTGAACTTCTTAGGTTTCCACCCGTACTTCTTAGTTAAGCAAAACTCAATGTGACGTCTGCTTCCTGGGTTAAAATGGATGGTCTTACGTTTCTCAAACGGCTCGTCTTTAACGTACCCGAGCGTCTTGTTGTTTCTTTTAGGTATGAACGTCTCGGTGGTTTCCCAGGGTTCGAACAGTTCATCCAAGCCTTGCTCTATGTCTGCCCTTAGCTGCGCCAGCTTTCCGTAGAGAACCTGGGCTTTGTACTTGTCGAAGGTCCAGCCGTTGTTGCCAATGCGGTCACAGATGGACGCCATGAGATGCTCCAGGTCAATCGATTGCTGACTGAAGCCTTTGCTCATAGCAAGCTCGTACAGGCTCTTGGTAACGGACGTGTCTTGGACACAGTAGTCCATCATCTCTTGGCTGTAGTTTTCCCAGCCACCGTCGTAGTCGTCCTTTAGGTTTTGAAGACGTAGGCCCCAAGCCTTAAGGCTATGGGAACCTATCAGTCTTCGAGGGAAGCTCTCTGGGTCTTTGTTGGCACGTATGCCGTCTTTGTCCGACAGCTGCGTGAAGATTAAACGTGAGAGAACGAGTGTATCCGTAACTTGACCTAATATCTCGAAGCCAGGGTACACCTTCTGGAGCGCTGGTATATCATAAGCAATGATGTTGTGACCGATGACTTCCTCGGCATTCATTAGTGTAAACATTGCTGCTTTGATGTCGTCTTCGCCAGGGCCGTACTGTTGTACTTCGTCGGTCTCGGCGTTTCGTAATACGATACAGTGTATCTTACTTATTTTATCTAATAGTCCGTCGCTCTCCAGGTCCCATATCCAGCGGTTACTCACCGACTGTGGGCCTTAGCTTTGGCTTTGGGTAATTTGACATTGTAGATGTCGGTTTGCATGTAGCTAGGATAGCTCCATACTTGTCGCTTAATACGTTGTGTAAACCACCGTCGATAATATCCAGGCAATCCTGGCGTGACTCAACGACCAGATGCTGAGTATACATGTTGTTCTGGATGCCATACATCAACGTCAGTACTGTCCAATAAGTAATCATTGGCTCGTCTCTCCTTTGTAAGCTAATAGTAATCTTAGTCGCACTGCCAGCTGCTCTAGCTGGTCAGGCATTTCTTCAGTGACAACTCCTGAGAACAGCGGTTTGCGGTCCTTGGAGTGCACTGCTTCACCTGGGATCAGACTAAACGTCTTTTCCTTGGTGTTGATCTGGAAGGTTATATGTGCGACTTCACACGCCTTAACTGTGTCCATCAGTACGCCTCCTCATCGATGTCGGTAAACTCTGACAACTCATGGAGACGACCAGCCTTTCTGTCGTACTTCAGTACGCCAGCTGGGCCAACTTCCCCCGTGTGTCTGTTCTTCAGTATTGTGACGAACCGTTTGCCTGATGTGGGGTCCTCAGGATCGACCTGGATGCCGATGCAAGTATCTGCTAGCTGGGCTATAGCGTGAGATCCACGTAGCTGGCTCAGGCTAACCTTTGCGCCACCTTCGTGACCTAGCTCACCCTGGGGTCGTCTCAGGTGACTGACAACAACCAGACAGATGTCTAGCTCTTGTACTAAGGTTCTAAGAGTTGTCATGATGTCATCGACCAGGCGCCTCTCGTCTGACACTTGCCCTGTGAGACCACTCACTAGGATCGATATGTGATCTAGGAAGACAACCTTACAACCAAGACCTTTGACCATGTATCGGATACGGTTGGTGATCGTTTGCATGTCTGTCGATCCAAAATGATCGAACAGATAAAACTGTTGGTCTTTCGTAAGCTCGTCAAAGGCATCGAGCACTTCCTCTCGATTGGTTTCTTCTGGGTCGACTGTTATGTTCTTGTTGAGGTGAATACCTACCAGGCCCTCGACAGTGCGCTTAGTGGTTTCCTCGAGCATCATCATGCCCACTGGAAAGCCATCCATGTGCACCTTGTATGCAAGCTCTCGAACGAAGGTAGACTTGCCGACCCCACTCCCAGCTGCAATGGTGACCAGGCTACCAGCACGTAGGCCCTTCGTTATGTTGTTGAGCAGCACATACGGGTAACTAATCGCAGAGACAGCATCCGCGACACCGATTACGGAGCGAAGGTCAGCCGCTGTCACTATCCCGTCAGGCCGATAGTCTCGAGCCTGGAAGATAGCTTGTATAACGGCATTGGCGTCACCAGCAAGCAAAGCGTCATTTGGATCTTTGTATGGAGCTATCGATGCAAGCTTCACTTTGCCTACTGGTAGTACTTCTGCACATTCTAATTGTGCCTGACGTCCAGCCTCATCGTCGTCAAACAGAAGTACTATCTCTTGGAAACCTTCTAAGTAATCGTAGTTGTTTACTAATGCTTTCTTGGCGCTCTGTGCTCCGTTTGGAACAGACACAGTAGGCCACTTATGACCTTGAACCTGGCTGACTGTCATACAATCGATCTCGCCTTCGCACACAACCAGCTTCTTACCGTTGGACCACAGATGTGATCCGAAAAGGGTCATAGCTTTGGCATCACCATAGATAGAAAAGTTCTTGTCTTTGGTTCTAATCTTCTGGGCAACTGCTTGCCCTTTGTTGTCTCGATATGTTGCCAGGTGAACTGTCTGCCCGTTGTACTGTCCGACCTGGTAGCCAAACTTCCGACACGTCTGCTCAGTAAGCTTTCGCTTAGACAAGTGCTTGTACTCACCTGGTATCAGCTGGACACTTCTAATTGTCGACACTCGCTTAGGTGCCTCGACGCCGTCACCGTGTTGGTAAGCAGCGCAGCCGAAACAGTAGGTGTGACCATCGCTATATTCGGCGGCATTATCTCGGCTCCCACATTCTTCGCACTCGACGTGCCTTACAAACTCGCTGTCGCTCTCCTGGTTCTGCATGTCGTCTCCCTCTTGTAATTCCACAGTAAAAAGGGCGACACCTAAGCCGCCCTTTTGCTCTCCTTTCTGGCTTCTTCAAGCCACTCTTGTGGGATCTCCTTATGAGCATACTGGGACCCGTGTTTTTCGCAGTACGCCGCATATGTAGTTGGAGACCCTTTATACAACTTTGCGTTCTGGTTGGAGAACACAAAGCGTATGTCTATGTCAGGATGTTGCTCTTTGATCAGTAGATGCTTTTGACGATCTTGGACTGTCCAAATGCCTTTCGTCTCGACATAAAAAAAGCCGCCTTTCTTTGGCAGCTTGAAATCTGGGGTATACTTAGCGTCCCTAGCTGGGACGACATAATCGATCTTGTCAGTCTCAAACAAAACAATGCAGCCTGATTTGGCTATGCACGTTGCTGTCTTATCTTCCAGGCCCGATCTATACCCGTTCTTAATAGCACGTTGTCTAGTAGTCGTGTGCTTCTGTCGTTTCTTCTTCTTGTTGGTTCTGGAACTCTGGGACATAATCAGTGTTATCCTCCACTGTATATCCTCCCTCGACGGCATCGAAACCAGCGTCACCACCCGATCCTGAGACGGGGTTGATGATCTGTATTGCGCCCAGGCGCATCGAGACGCCTTTGCCGTTCTTGTTATATGGATCTAAGATGCCTGACGCTCTCAAAGTACTTCCCCCAAACATTGAAGGTACTTTGTTGTCAGGTATAGGATTACCAGAGGCATCGACGTACTTTGGTTGATACTTCGATTGTATCTTGAAGATGATCTCACCCGTCTCCTCGTCTGTCGAGTATGGCATGTGACATTTATCTTTAACGCCGAATGCATCGATCTTCACTTGCTTGATCTCATCGATCAGGCGCTGTGCCGATTTAGCATCCATCCTTAGTTGCACTTTGTATTTACCTTCTGGGTCAAACGCCGTGTCAGGACGTCCAGGTTGTAACCAGGGGTAAATGGCTTGACCACTTGGCGTGGTGAATTTGACTTTAGTCATTCGCAGTTTTCTCCTTGTTTTTAGTCTGCTTGTAGTCTTCTAGGTTGGTGACATCTCCAGGCACTTCGACTTTCCAGCGTTTTGCTTGATCTCTAAGTTCCTGGGGAATTGGTTGCTGATGCTGCTCACAAAGCTTCATCATCCCCAAGATGCGTTCTCTTGGGTGCATTGGTTTTTCCTTTCTTCATTATAGAAGAGGTCCCTAATTAGCTGAAGCAGTACTCGCTCTCTAAGATGCCCTCGATGTCGAGGTTACCTTTAGCTGGTACAGCTGGTAATTCTTCAGCTGGGTTCTCTAGTTGGTCTCTTACTTCGTTTTCGAAGTTCTCAAAGACACATTCTTCCTTGTACATGTTTACAAAGGCTATCCTGATACAGTCGTAGAATAGCCAGGTTTGATCACAGGTTGTGCCGAAGCTGTCATGGATTAAGAAGAAGTCCTCAATGCCATTGTCCTTAGCTAACAGGATAGTGAGATGCATATGCGCTGCGTCCAAGGAATGCACAAAGTTAGGAGCGACACCAGAACTAGCTTTTCGCTTGTCTCTAGCAAACTCACTCTCCACCTGGATATTTACTCGAGACTGCTTAAGCTTCTTAAGTTCTCTGTCGTACAGAAAGATCTTCACTCGCTTGCCTGTGAACTTCGAGTAGTTCTGGACGACGGGAAAGCCAGACGGAGACGTCCAGTGTACCGCCTTGCCTTCTGATGCAAGCTTATGGCTATACGCCTGGAGGAACTTCATGCCCTCCGACACAGACTTAATGACAGACTGTACGCTCTCATAGTTTACCTTAGCCAACCATCGAGCCATGCGCTCTTGCTCACGTTTGTCTCCGAAGGGGTGCTCAGGTATCTGACCGTAGGCTACGGATTTACGTAAGGGGACCATAAGGTCGTCTATCAGCTGGTCACCAAAGCCTCTCTCGATGCTGGAGTAGCCATAGGTCATGACGTTAC